CGGTGCTTGTCTGGCTGCCGGTCTGTCCGGCTCCTACCTGTACAAATCCCTTGGACTGCCCCTCCAACTTTCCCTGCTTAAGCGCCGGAACATCCTCCAGTACCTTGTTGATTGCTTCCTTGAGTTTATCTGTGTCCACCTTGCCGTCTGCCACCGCTGCAGATGTATCCACCAACTTCATCACATACGGAATTGTTTTCACATCAAGCCCCATCTCCACGCCGATCAGCACGCCCTCCTTCTCAATCTCAGACGCAACTGCCAACTGCTGTGCCTGTACCACCTGTGCCTGTAAGGCAGTCGGATCCGGTTCGGATTCCTGTTTCTGCTTCTTGTATGCACCAATGGCACTGTCCATTTCTTCCTTACTCAATCCCTGCTTCTTGAAGTAATTCTTCAGCACGGTATCCTCTGCAACTGACTTTTTTCCTTCGATCACGCTTGCAAGCTTCTCATAATCAATCTCCGGTGTCTTTGGCGGTTCCTGCTGCCC